AGCTCCATGCTTCCCACGCGTCTTCGAGGCGCGCGCGGTACTGGTCGTTCGTTTCGAGCGGTACTCGGTTTAGGTTCCGCTCGCTGCCGATATACGCGAGCGCGTCAGCAGGCGCTTCGCGCGGCACGCGACACTTGACCGCGTTCGTTGTGCTGTCGGCGAGTCCGTCAAGCAACACTCCCCACGCTGTCGCCCACGCCTCGCCGTTCTCGCCGCGAAGCCACGCGGGGAATAGCGTTGGGTAGTAGTCGCGATACGTCGTCACGCTGACACCGTCAGCCCCGATACCGTACCGGCTTTGCAGACCTGCCCAGCACTAAGCGTCACGTTCGAGGCGGGCGACGAAAACGAGCAGTCGATTACGCCGCCGAGATCCATGAATCGCTGCGTGAGTTCAGCGACGCGAATCACACCGCCGACATCGACTTGCTTCACGAACTCGGCGAGCACGTCCGCGCGCGCGTTCTCGACGTCGGTCTTGTACGTCGCGCTCGAGACGGTGATCGTGCCGGTGAGATTGAGCGTGTACTCACTCGCCGCCGCGACAATCACGTCAACGCAATTCGGCGCCTTGCCAAGGTGGTCGGTCGGGTCGATATAGTTTTGCACGAGCGTCACGGCGCTCGCGGTCGACGTCCACGAGTACAGGTCGTTCACGACGTACGTGCCTGCGGGGAACGTGATTCGTACACCCGTGTTGCTGACGTCGTACGTCGCAGCCGTTACGATCGGGTCGCTGTACGTGACACCGCCGTCGGTCGAGAGCTCGAAGTGCGCGACGCCCAGCGTGCCGCCCGTCGAGATCCGTACGCGGCCAGCAAACGTCTCTTGCGGCTCGGTGTAGCCCGACGCCGCGCCGAGCGTGATCAACGGCACTCCGGTGCCCGTGCGCGTCGCGGTGCCGAACGAATAGCTTGATGTGGCCGCGCCGTCATCGGTCGCGAGGTAGATCGACACCTGACCCGGTAGCGGATAGCTGTCGCGCACCTGCACGCGCGTGATCGACTCGGTGACGCCGGGCGTGTTTTTCGCCCAGTACTTGTAAGCGTCAACGTTCGCGCCGGCGCCGAGCGTTGACCACCGCTCGCGACACCTCGCGCGTAGCGCGTCGTCGCTCTCTTCGTCCGAGCCGTTGCGCGTGATCGTGACAACGGGCTCGGATACATCGACGCCCGCGATTGCGGTGACGAGTTCCCAGTCGGTTTGGTCAATGTCGTACGCGTCACCCGTCTCTTCGGCCTCGAATTCAAGGTCGAGCGTCGAGCCCGAAGCGGCCTCGATTGATCCGGCGATCACCGCGCGAAAGCGTAGGTTTTCTTCTGACTTCACCGCGTCGCCGGCGGCGATATCAACCTGACTGCCGCTCGTGTTCGTGAGTCGCAACACACGGCGCGTCGACACTGCCGATTCGCGATCAAGCCCGTAGTTGCTCGAAGCGAGCAGCGTGAGCCAATCGCCTTCGGCGAGGTCTAGCAGGCCGCCCGCGGCGATTTGCGGCACGAGGTTCGCGACGTCGAGCGTCGCACGCGCATGCGCTTTGACGAGCACGCGCGGCACGCTGGTCTCGTGCCACGACGTCGTAGGAAACCCCGCGGCGGCAAGCGTCGTGAGTTGCGTCGTTTGAAAGCCCGACTCGGTATAGGTGCCGAGTAGACTCGCGAGCGTGACGGTGACCGCCATTAGGTGGGCTCCAAAATATCGACGGTGACGTCGCTGACGTTGAGGACGAGGCGGAAGGCGCTCGAGTCGATCGGCACAATCGAGCCCGTGACGGCGAGCGTGTTGGTTGACGGGTCGAAGCTGACCGTCACGTCGCAATCGGCGACGCGCTCATCTCGTTCGGCCTCGGTTTTCAGCGAGCCCGCGAGCGCGTAGAGATCGGCTTGCGTGACTGAAGCGTTGATCCAGTCGCGCAAATCGATCCCCGCGTCGGTGTCGGTAACGAGCGACCCGCGCCGCGTGAGCCACCTACGCGCGACCGCTTCAGCGACAGCGCGCCGGCTCGAGATTCGCGTGAACGACAGGTCGGGCGTCGCGCTTCGGTAGGTCGAAAGGTCTTCGCCGTAATTGGGCACGGTTGATCGTTTCGGCGTCGAGCGCGTAGGCTCGGCTGCATGCGAGAGATTTGGGTTGCGTGCGCGCTCGTCGTGGCGTCGTGCGCGAGGCCTGTCGAAAAGCGTGACGATGTGCCGAAAGAAACGCGCGCCGCGACGAAAGAATCAGCGGCGCCAAGCGCGTCGTCGCCATCACCCGCTCGCCCCGTGGCGTGCGATTACGTGGCAACGCTCGGACTCAAGGCGATCGAGTGGGCCGAGTTTACGCCGGGTAAATTCGCGTGCCTCAGCCCGCCCGCGAAGTTCGGGCGCAGTCTCGTTCTCTACCGCGTCGAAGGCGACGCGATGGGGCCGACTCGTCTCACGGTCGCATTCAATCGGTTTGACGGCGATGACGTCAAAGCCGCCACTGATCTATTCACGAACGCAATCGTGGCGATTCTCGAGCGTGAGGCGATTCCGTTGCCGACCGGAGAGACGGGCGTGGGCAAGGCAATCGCGACAGGCAAACCGTCGCGGTGGAAAGTGGGCGACAAGACACTCACGTTCGACGGTGAGCGATTCTCGAGCGGCAAGGGGCAACGAATCGAATTCACCGTCACACTGCGCGGCGATTCGCCAACGCTAAAGACGGCTACGCCTTGAGCTTCGTGTTGCCGCTCGTGACCTTGCCCGTGACGCTCGTGCCTGACTGCACAACCGGCGGCGCGAGGCCCGTCTCGACGAGCGTCCAGGCGCCGCCCTGCGGCTTGTAGTAGAGCGCAGTCACGCCGCCTGTCTCATGTAGAAACAGCGCGCCGCTCGCGGTCGTGTCGTCGACGCGTGCCACCGCTCTCGACCCGCTGTCGAACGTGACGCTTGTCACGCTGCCCGACTCCCAGAGCGCGACGTACGGCTTCGACGCGTCGCCGTCCTCGAAGCCAACCAGCACGCGCGCGCCTTGCGGCACGACGCACGCGAAGCCCGGCAACCCGTGCCGAATCTTGAGCCCCTTGAGCTGGGGGATCTTCGACGAATCGGGTTTGACGTCAACAAGTGCGCCCGACTGCGAGACGACGGTGGCGGCGTAGAGAGCGTGGTAGTCGACGCGCTTCGTCAGCGCCGCCACGATCGCGCGCAGCGACTCGAGAATCGGGCTACTCATAAAACACCTCGGAGCGAACGCGGTCGCCCTCGAACGTGTGCGAAACCTCGCGCACCGCGCGACCTCGAATCGACGACCCGGGACGAATGAACGGCGCTGAGCTCGCGGTCATGAGCCAGCGGTCGTGCGGCCGCTCGTCGATCACCTGGTAGGCGCCCACGACTTCGACCGTCGGTAGCGTGCCGACCCAGATCGACCCGTCGTCGAGCACGCGCCACGACACGCCGAGCGCGGTGGCGAGCGTGGCGAGCGACTGCCCGCCCGAGCCTTGCGCGCGAGTCCAGAATGGCAGCGTGCGCGCAAGCACCGCGGGCGCGATTGTGGTCGAGAGCGTTTCGCCCGACTCGCGCGCGAGGTCTTGCAGAATCAATCGCACTGTTGGCGACCGGTAGCCGCGCGCGGGAAGCGTTGCGCGCAAGCCGCCCGCACCCGCGACAAGACGCACGCACTGCGAGTCAAGAAACGACGACCCGACGATATTGGCACCGACGAGCGAGAGTTCGGGCGCGGTCAGCGTCACGCGAGGCGCGACGGCCGCGCGGCTGTCGACGATGGCCACGCCATGCCACAGCCCGACGCGTGGCATGTGCAGCGTGAGCGCTTGCACGCGTGCGCCGTTGAGTGTGACGAGCGACATGCTAGGGCTTCGGCTTCGTGGCGCTCGGTACGGGAATCACGATCTCGGGGATCGTGTACACGGTGCTTTGCCCGGCAGCCTGCGCAACTTCATTCCTCACACCCTGCAAGGCGAGCGACGCGGTCGCCGTGTTCGTCTGCGTGGTCTTCGGGGGCGGCGCGAACTCAACGCACTTCACCGTGTACTCAATGATCCCCTCGACGCCGGGCGGGCCGGGGCCTTCGATCTCTTCGACGTATAGCGACTTGAGCCCGTGCAGCGACAGCATGGGGTGAAAGAAATCGCGCGGCGTCGGCTTCTTTTTCTTCGCGTCGGGGAGTAGGTCTTTGATGGCAGTCTGGGCGCGCTCCCATTGTTTACGCGTCCAGATCTTCATCGTGATTTCGACCTCGGCGAGCTCGTACCCCTGAAACGTAATCGTCGCGCCTGAGACGCCCGCCGACACCTTCTTATCAAGCTTCGTCTTTCGACTGACCTTGATCTCTTTGACAATGCCGCCGAGCGTGACGGCTTGGCCGTTCGACGCGGCGAATCGAATCGAGTCGTACGACTCGGGGTCGTCGTCCCAGTGCGGCTCGAACGCCATTACGCCACCTCGAGCGCGGCGCCCTCGAGCGCAGCCACAAGCTCGCGGCGCACGGCCACGCCAATCTGTTGCGCGAGTGCCGCGGCGCCCGCAGCGTCCGCACCGCCGTTGACTTCAACGTTGATTGTAATGTTGCCCGCGCCACGCGCAGCGCCGCCCGCCGCGAGCCCGGCCGCCGAAACAGTAGGCGCGCCGACCGCGGCGCTCATTGCGCTTTGCGCCTCGCCCGCGTTGTCGTTGACGCCGATCGCGAAGCCTTCGGTGACGAAGCCGCCGAGCTCCATCATCACGCGCGACGGCGACGCGATGCCGAGCGTCTTTTTGACAGCGTCGGGGAGCAGGCCAAGCAGCGCGTTGAAGCCTGCGACGAGGCCACCCCACGCAGCCTTGATACCGTTCCACAAGCCGTCGACGATTGACTTGCCAAGGTTGGTCACCGCTTCGACCGGGCCCTTGTTGACGAGGTCGGCGAAGAACTTCGCGATCGTGTCGACGACCGCCAACACGGCCTTCACGATCCACGTGAGAATGAATTCGAGGATCTTGTAGACGCCAATAAACGCGAGGCCGATGACGGCCGCGCCGTAGACGAGTACCGCCACGAGCACGCCGATCACCTTGCCGAGTCCGGTCGCGATTTCCTTGAGCGCCATTAGCGTCTTGCCGCCGTTCTCGCTGCCGCCAAAGACTTCTTTCATGGGCTTCATGACCGCGTCGAACGCGGGGCCCATCGAACCGAAGAACGCTTTGCCAACCTCGACCGCGCCCTTGATCAAGTCGACCAGCCCAACGACGAACGCCTTGAGGTTCTCGGGCTTGAGTGCGTCTTTGAGCACGTCGCCCATACCGCCGAACGTGCTGTTGATAACAGCGCGCAGCTCCTTGCCCTCCTTGCTGTCGTCGGCAAGCAGCGTGTTGAGCGACTTGAGCCCACCGATCAGCGGCTCAATGTTGATGTCCTCGAACAGCGAGCCGAGCCTCGACTTGAGCGTCGAGATCTGCCCCTCGTACGAGCCGGCGCCGAACTTGAGTGTCGCGCCGCCCACCGCGCCGCCCTTCTGACCGGTACCCGCGGACACAGCTTGCAAGAACGCGCGCATGCCGGTCGTCGCGTCGATTGAGCCTGACGACAGCGCGGCCTTCGCCGCCTCTTTCGTGACACCTTTGATCTGCGCGATCGCCTCGACGAGTCGATCGGTGTTGATGATACCGCCGCCCGCGTCGTTGAGCATCTCGAGCGTTTCGCCCGTGAGCTTGCCGGCGCTCTTGAGTTTCATCATCGCCCGCGTGAGCGAGTCGATCGTCTGCGGCGCGTTCTTCGCGTCGAGCGAAGCGACGTCGAAGATACCGGCCATGAGGTTTTTGACCGAGCCGACGTCGAGGCCAGTGCCCTTCAATTTCTTGAAGGTGTTGAACACCTCTTGCGCCTCGAACGGCGTCTGGTCGGCGAACTGGTCAATCTGCTTGTAGACCTTCGCCGCCTCGTCTTTCGAGCCGAGCATCAACTCGAACGTCGCAAGCATGTTCCGCTTGAACGACGCCGCGTCGACCGCGAACTTCGCGCCGACGAGGCCGAGCCCCACGCCGACACTCGCTGCCCCCACGCCCGCCGCAACGAAACCGCCGACCGCGGTGGCGGCGCTCCACGCGTTGCTCTTGACGTACTTGAACGCCTTGCCAGCGCCGCGGCTGATGCCTGCGAACGCCGACTTCGCAGCCTTCGACGCGCGGTCGGTCGCCTTCATCGACGAACTCACGCTCGCGAGCGCCGCGCCGATCTTGCGTGCGGGCGCCGACATCTGGTCAGCGAGGCGAAAGATAAATTCGAGCGACGACGCCATGGGTTACTTCTTGGTGAGGAACTTGCGAACGAGCTCGAAGAATTCGGCGACGAGCATCGCGCCCGCCTTCGCTTCACGCGGGCGCGCTTCGTCACGCGTGAAGAGTCGATAGAGGCACTGCCCCGCGAGGAACGTGTTTTCCTGCGCGTCGCGAAACAGGCTTACAGTTTTTTTGCGTCCTCTTCGCCCTTGCCCATGTAGACCGCGATCGCCTCGTTCGCGACCGAGAGGGCAATGCCGCCGCGCTTTTTCACGAGCGCGCCGAACGCTTCTTTCGACGGGTGCACAACGACTTCAGACGCGAGCTTGCGCGAGAGCGGGCCGATGTCTTTGCGCGAGTCGCTAAGCTTGCCGATGTAATAATCAGCCTCTTTCGACTCGGGGCAGCGAAAGCAGATATGCTCGCCACCCACTTCAATCGACCACACTTCGCCGTGTTCGGCTTTCAGCTTCTCGACATCAACACTCACTTGAGCACCTTGTTCATCGGGTAAATGCCGTTGCGCACGACCATGCCGACGCGCAAATCGAACTTCGTCTCGATTGGGTCTGAGCCCGACGAGTGCGACGTCTCGGCCTTCTTGATGCGGACGCCCTTGAGTTCGACGGTCACGAGATCGCCGTTCTCTTCCTTGTAGTTGATGACTACTTGGAATTGCTTTTCCATGAAGCCCTTGCGCTCACTGCCACCAAGCGTGGCCATGAGCTGCTGCGCTTCCTCGAAGAACATGCTCATCGAACCCTCGGCCTTGTACTGGCCGCGGGTGACGCCGACGCTTTGCGCGTACGTGCCGTAGACCTCGCCCGGCTCGAGTTCGTCCGAGAACGAAATCTCTTTGATGCCGAGAATGACCGTGCCGTTGACGTTGATCTCGGCGCTCGAGTGGTCGTAGCGCAAGCCGTTTACGAGCGGGTAACTCAGTGCCATTGCTCAACCCCTCTCAGGTGCTCACCACCGCGAGCGCGGGGTTGGTGAATCCGATTTCGTTTTCGATTTGGTTCGCGTAGCCGAGCGGCACGACGCGGGTTTTTACGCGCAGCGTGGACGTGCTCAGAATGTTGTCGTTGCGGTTGACCGAGACGCTGACGTCACTCGCGAAGCCGGGCTGCGTAATCGCGGCGCGCAACGCCTGTTCGACGGCTTTCTCGATCGCCACGGCGTCGGCCTCGAGAATCCGCCCCGTCGACGCGCTCACGCGCACCGAACTATTCAGGAAGGGCAGCAACGACGTGTAAGCCACCGTCGACGCGCGGTCGATCACGCGACGATTCGGAATCGTGCGCAGGTCGCTCGTGGCCGCGGCCATCGTGTGCGCGTCGGTGAAGTAGACGCCCGGCAGGACGATGTGTGACCGCAGTGCCACGAGCCGCGCGTTGTTGCACGCAGGACGCACGCGCGAGTCGAGGTACCGCGTGCCCGCGGCGTTCGTCAGTGACACCGACGCGCCGAGTGAGCCACGACCGACGTAGCCGATATGCTCGCTAATCGGAATCTGACGAAGCCGCGCGACCGCAGCCCACGCCGCAGGGCGCTTGTACTTGCGCCCGCTAATCGCGCTCGTTAGGTCGCAGAATCCAGCAACGCCCACGCTGCGATTCGAGTCAACCGCGGCCACTGCCGACACGATTTCCGTGTCGCCCGCTGAGCTATTCGCGACGTCAGGACCGTCAACAACTGCCATCGCGTAGCGGTACGCGCTAGCCGCTGTCGCGAGTGACGTGTGTGCTTGGCTCACGACGTCCTCAAACTGCGCCGCCTTCGCAGCGTCGTTTGCGCCCGCGTGAAGACCGGCACAGTGCAGAATCCCCCACGAGTACGACGCGTCAACGAGCGCCGTGATTGCCGTCGCGGCGTGCGCCTCGGTGTACGTGTCGCAGGTCGACGACCACGAATAGATATCGCCCGCGACGTACGTGCCGGCAGCAAACGTGATCGTTAGGCCCGTCTCGGTCGCCCACGTCGTGACGGTCGCGGCGGTCGTGTACGTCGGCGAATAGTTGTTGCCGCCGTCAAACGAGATTTGAAACGTCGCCGTGGCGACCGCGCCGCCCGCGATGATTTTGACTTTGACGTCGTAGTTGTCGAGCGCGCTGCCCGTGCACGACGCGCCCGGCGAGACGCCTGAGCCGGTGAGTGTCACCGAGCCGTTCGCGGCGTCGCCTGAGTCGGTACAGCGCACGACGTAAACCGCGCTGCCGTTCGTCGAGAGGTGGTACGCCGCAGCTTCGACCGCGGGTCCGTAGCCGAGATCGCTTCGCAAGTCGTCGATAGCGTCGGCCGACTGATAAGCGTAAACCTGATTGGCAGTGCCGCTCGACGTGACGCCAATCACGGCGACGGCGGAACTCGTGTCTTCGGGGACGAGGCCGAGAGAGTTCTCGGTAATCGTCTGTGTAATCGCCGGAATGGCCATTGAATTCGCCCTAAAAAGAAAGCCGCCACGTCGAAGCGACGCAGCGGCTCTCAGCGGTTGAGGGTGTTGTGGTGACTACGGCTCGCCGGCCGTTTGCAGATATCCGTCGCCGTCGTCGGCGTCGGTCGAATCGGGGTTGATCGTCGTCAGCGTCACGGTCGACGCGCTGTCGTTCGTGACGTCTGTCGAAGGAATCGACGCGCCGGCCTCGGTCGGAATCTCGACCGCGACGAGCGGCACGAGAAACGTTACCGACTGCGCAAGCACGTAGCTGGCGCCTGCCCACTCGGGGTATTCCCAACGGGCTTGGCCCATCTTGAAATTGCGGCCCTGAAGCTGCGTGCGAATCGCAACGACGAGCGCCGAGCGCATTGACTCGCAGTCGTTCTCGGTCGCGCCCCAGCAGTGCACGACGCACTCATGGCCGTCGTTGCCGAGCTGCCTGAGGTCGCGCGTTTTCGTGAGGCCGTCGGAGTCGGCGAGCTCGATCGACTGCCGTTCCCACACGTATAGCGGTGGGCGAATGTTCGCCTCGCCCAACTTGCGCGGGTTCGTGACGGTCGTCGCGACGTACTGCAACTGGGTTGCAATCGCGGTGATGACGCTCGAGAAGGCCATGCGTTAGAGCTCGAAAAACTTCTCGACGAGCGGCTCAATGCGCGCCGTCATGGCACTCGTCCAGATGTCTCCCCACGTGCCTTCGGGGATCATCTGGCGCTTGGGGATCGCGACTTGCTTCGCGCGAAACCAGCGCTTGCCGACGCTGAACGTCAGCCACGGCGCGCGCTTCGCGGTGATCGTGGCGCCGTACTGGTGGGTCGCGGCGTAGGGCGCGGCGGTCGTCACGAGAAAACCGTCACCGGTTTGCGTGACGACGAAGTTCGAGAGCGCGCCGGTGAGCCGCAGAGGCTTGCCCTTGCGGAGCTTCAGCGGCGCCCACGGGTTGCCGTACGGGTCGCGCGACTCGACGAAGGTGCGGCGAATCTGCCGGCGCGCTTCCATGGCCGCGTGTTGCTTGATCTTGTTCATCAGCGACGGCACGTCAGCCGCGCGCTTGATCAGCGCCTCGAGCTTCGCGAAATCGCCGGTGAGGCTCATGGCAGATACGGCGCGCGGCGAAGTGTGAGCGTGATACCGAACGGGCCCGAACTCGCTTTGCGCGTCGCCTTGAACGTGTTGTCGACGGCCATGCCGGGGCCTTCGATTCGGTAGAAAATCTCGACCGCTTCGCTCTGCCCGTCGAACGTGTCGGGGTCGTAGCCGCCGCCTGCGAACTCGGGCGTGAGTGGCCCGACGAGCCAATCGCCCTCGACGAACGTCGGCCCGGTTTCGAGGTAGTGGTCCGCCTCGCTCTCGGCCGCCTGCCTCGCGTGCACGTTCTGGCCGTTCACGCGCAGCACAGCTTCGACGTCAGTTGGTGTGCCGTGGCCAATCGTGCCCGACGACCACGTGCGCGTGATGCGCGTCACGGTGTACGGGTGGAGGCCGAGCCGGCCTGGAATTGACCGGATGCGATCGAGCGACGCGAGCAGGCTGGTTGCGAAGGCCATTACCAGTCCTCAGACCACGTGACGTACACGCTCGCGGTGCTTGTGCTCGAAATAGTGCGAGCCTCGATAGTAATTACATCGCTCGCGCCTAAGAACGAGTCGAACTGCGTGAGCGAATCGCCGCCTGTTGCGCGTGAAGACGTAGCCACGAAACCGCCGCCAATCACGAGCCCCGCCGCAATGTTGTTTGCTGACGCTGTCGTGTCGATCTCCGCAGCAACCTCTGTTGCTGATACGCCCGAAGGCCCAGCGAACGAGGCGCCCGTAAGCGTGCCGCCGTACGTCACGCGATACGCGGTGGGGTCGGCAGCGTATATTTCAATCGACGCAAGCCGCACGTTGACGGTGTTCGGCCGCCCGTTGAATGTCGCCTTCTTGCGAAGCGAGATGATCGGCGCGTAGCTCGTGTTCGTCGCGACCGCGAGCACGCTCGCTGCGTGTGTGCGCGTCGTGGCGCCGGTGCTGCCGAACTTAGTTATCTGTCGCCCGCCAACGTAGATCTTGTAGTCGGTTGCCTGATCGCCGTTCTGTATCTCAGCGCGCACAGGCTGATTTGGTGCGACGATGGACGTTGCACCGCTTGGCGTCTCTCGATGCGCCGGCACGTATACGCGGCGACCGTCGACGACAACGAGAAATCCCCACTCGATCGTGCCGTACCCGTAGAACGTGAACGACAGCTCGCAGATAACGCCCGCGGTTAGGTCGAGTGTGGCACCCGACGATCCGCGGCCGTTTAGCTTATCGAGACTCCACGACGTTTGATGCGTCTTGGTTGTCGCGCCCGCGCGTCGCACGAACACGAACACGCCGTCAGCGTCGACGCCCCAGCCAAAGCCGTTGTTGGCGTCGTAGTAGCCCCACAAGGCCTGAGCGGTGCCCGCAAGCGTGTCGCCGAAACGCACTCCCACGCCGCACTCGAGAGGGAAGCCCGCGACGTACACGCCGCGCCGCTTCGACTCCAGGGCAGCAACGCCGCCCGCCGTAACTCCCGTCGACAGAATAAACTCGCCGTCGTCGTCGGTAACCGTGCCCGTGCCCGTCTCGGTCTTCGCGTCGCGCAGCGCCGAGTAGCCGTAGGCCGACTCGCTGTTGTAGAGCGACACGCGCTGCGAGCCGACAAGCTCGCCTGCGGGCGTGGTCCTCACGCCGCCCTCAAGCGACACCTTCAGCCCGCCGGTTGCAGGGTCGAGCCGCAACGGCTGGCTGCTGTTGACCGTATGGTTGGCCCGCCCGCGCTTCACGGGGATGCGCTCAAAGCAGGACATCAATACAACTCCACGACGCTCGCGCGTTCGTCACGCAGTGAGCGAAGGTTCGGCACGCCGAGCGCGCTTGCAAGTTCGTCACGCAGGTAGGCGCGGTGAGCGACGAGACCGCCGAACCGCGCGCCGTTTTCGTAGAACTCCACTTCGTCGACGCGCTTGATGCCCGCCGATTCGGTCGCGCTCTCGATCGTCAGCGACACCGCAGCGAGTTGCCGCAAGAGGTCGCGGACAATTGACTCGCCGCCCTCGACCGTCACCGGGTACGTGCCCGAGTGCGTGTTCGAGAGTAGTAGCGTGATCGTCGAGCCCGACACCGCCTGCACGACGGCGCGCTCTTGGCGGCCGTCGACGTCGACGACGACAGGATCAAACGCCGTGAAGCCCGTCGCGCTCGCGAGCGTGATCGCGACGGGCGTCGGCGTACTCGCGGCGGTGACGGCAGTGCTCGAGGTCGTCGAGGCGCCCGCCGTCATATACGTCTGCACGACCTGCTCGAAGACCGCCCGCACGTTGATGTACGGCTCGGCGCCCGCCGCGACTAGGGGGTACCCTAATTCGAATTTCAGGCGTCGAATCTCGGAATCGAGCAGGGCCATGTCAGAACTCCGGCGCGAGCCAGTTGTACGAAAGCGCGTACGTGTCGTTGGTTGCGTGCGCCGTGGCGCCGCCCGTCACGAACACGCACCGCACGTGGCGAAACGCGCACTTGGGGAGCAACAGCGCGCGCGTCGTCGTGACGTTCGAGCCGGTGCCCGCCGCAGTCGCGACGTTGGCCGCGCTGTTCAGCGAGAAGATATCGACCCACGTCGAGCCGTCGAGGCTGCCTTGCCACTTCGGCGTGACGGTGAGCGACGTCGTGTTCACGACCATGGTCGCGAGCGCGATCAATTGCGTGCCGTCGGCAATGTCGGCCATCTTGACCGAGTTCGACGCGCCGGTGGCGGCGGTCGTGCCGGCAGCGACAGCGCCGAACGCAGTCGCCGTGATCGACTTCTGCGCCGGCTTGAGGCGTTGATTGAATGCCATGTGTGACGCCTCCGATTACGACGTCGAGATCAACACGCCGAAGCGGTTGTCGAGCGTGGTGAAGCCCATGTAGGTCAACCAAATCACGAGCGCCTGCTCGCCGTAGTTGTCGCTCGACGAGAAGCGCACTTCGGGGAGCATGCCGACGCCCGCGCCCGCCATGCCGGGGCCGAATGCTTGGCCGCGGTAGATGGTGACCGAGCTCGAGTTCGACGCCGTCGAGAGGGTCGTCGACTTGTAGATGTCGAAGCCCGCGACGCTCTTGAAGTACGTCTTCTGGAGCACCGGATTGACCGGCGGCTGATGCTCGGCGTAACGACCGAACTGCGGGTCGTTTTTCAGTTGGTGCAACTGATTCGGGTGCAGCACCATCACGCGCTTGCCGTTGCCGAACACCGGCACGTTCGCTTCGTCGAGCGTTTTCTCGACGCGCGAGATCGTGTCGAAATCGAGCGGCGCGTCACCCGCGGCGGTCGAGTCGTTGTCGGCCGTGAACCCGTTCGGGCGCACCGTCGACGACGCGGCGTCGAAGAGCGACACGCCGACCTTGTCGAGCCACTTGTCGAAGTCGCGCTTCATGTGAAGGCCGACGACGCCGGCCAACTTGTGAAGCGACATCGACGCGTCGAAGCGGTCGACGCCGAACGGCGCGACGCGCGAGTTCGTCGAGTCGTAGGGACCGGCGAACCTTCGCAGCGTGATCGATACCTGCTCGCTCGTGACGTCGATCGGCGTCGTCGAGATCGAGGCACCGTTCGAGATTTCGCGCGAGGCTTGGGTGTATGTGGTGTTGGCGAACGCCGGGCGGTTGATGCGCACGGTGTGGCCCGGCGCTTTGTCAAGCTCGCTCACGACCTTCACGCACTCGCCCATGATCGGGTCGTCGAGCACGAGCTGCTGATCGCCGAGCGCGGCGTACGCTTCGCCCGCGGCGCCGATGCCGTCGCGGCCCGGCATGCCGAGGCCCGGAAGGCTTTCGCTCAACTCAGCGTTGAGCGCCATTTTCATCAATTGCGCGTGAAGGTACTGCGGCTCGGGTTGAACGAGCAGCATGCTCGACGTGATGTCGAAGAACTCTTGGGGCAGACTCGCCCGAGAGATAATGGCCATTTAGATTCTCCCCACGCGCGGGTTGATTCGTGGCGTGGTCACGATTGGGGGGCGCCGGCTTTGCTGATCTCGGCCAAGTGCGCGAGTCGGTATTGGGCGGCGCGAATCGGTTGGGTTTTCTTGAGCTGTTCGTAGATGGCCGCGTGATTCGGAGCGGCCGGGTTCGCCGGTGCGGGCGCGGGCTGTGCGGCGCTCGTCGACGCGGGTGCGGGTAGTGGCGCGGGCTGCGCGGCGGGTGCGGGCTGCGACGCGAGAAGCCCCGACGCCTTGAGCGCCTTGACCGTCTCGAGCTGCTTGCGCGCGTCCTTGTCGCCTGCGATTTGAATCACCGCGGCGCGCTGTTTTTCGTCGAGGCTTTCGAGCGTCGACGCGGCGAGTTCAGTGAGCACTCGATCGCGCTCGGCGATCTCGGTGCGTGCTGCGGCGAGTGCTGCCTCGCGCGATTCGATCTCGGTCTTGAACTTCGACTCAGCCTCTTTGAATCCACCGTCACGCGCTCGTTCGAGTCGTTTGGGTAGCCAGGGCGGGTCTTGGTCAGTCGCGGGCTGCACGGGCGCAGCGGCGACGGGGGCAGGCGCTGGCGCCACAGCGACGGGCGCAGGTGCGGGTTGCGCTTGGGCAATAGCCGGCACGGCTGCGGCCTCGGTGGCCGCCGCTTGAATGATCGGGTCCATTGTCTCTCCGTGATCGCGATTACCGCTCGCGTGGGCGTAGTGGAGGGCGCGCTATTCAACGGCGAGCGCGCGCGCCGACCGCGATCAGGTCGCGGTGTAACAGACGACGAACTTGACGCCCTCGACCCAGTTGGTCGACAGCGCGCCGTCAGCCCACTCGGTCGACATATCGGCCTGCGTGAGTTCGGCGGTGACGGTGTTGGTCGACGTCGCGACGGTCTTCGCGCCGATCGCGGCGGCGTTCAAATCGCCGGGCGCGGCGAAGCCCGCCGACACGACGGCGATCGTCTTGCCGTCGCGGCGCGCGCTCGCGATCGCGGTGTGCACGTTCGCGATCGAGGCGTTGTCGCCCGAGGCGTACGTGCCCGAAAAGGTGACGTCGATAATGCAGGTTTCAATGAACGCGCCGGCGGTCGTCTTCTTCGGACCCGCGTGGGTCGAGAAGCCAAACACGTCGCGCACGGTGCCAGTGACAGCGGCCATTTGAGTCTCCGTGCCGCGCCCAAAAACACGAACACCCGCTCAAAGCGGGTGCGTGAAAGCGCGGCGAGTTGTGTGTTGGTTTTGGCCGCTTACTGGCGGCTGTTGGTACAGGTGAGAGTGATCACGATCGCGGCGCCTGCGCTGGTCGAAGCGCCTGCCACGTACAACGCGCGGACCTTGTTTCGAGGCGGTCCGCCGCGACACGTGCCAGACGAAAGCGCGGGCGATGTGTCGGTGCCGACCGTCGTCTTGGTATTCGACAGTGCGGGCGAGTACGCCTCGACGACTGCCGACGCGCCGCTCGCAAGCTGCGTAAAGTGAATCCAGTCGACCCACTTCGAGTTCGCTTCGTCGTAGTCCTGTAGGTACACGTCGAGCGTGCCGCCCGTTGCGCCGACGAGATAACCGGTCACGACATAGGAGTCGTAACCGCCGACGTCGTAAAGCACGTCACCAGCCGCGGTCGACGCGCTCGACGGCGACGTGTCGGTGATTTTCTTCTGCACTTCGGCCATCAGCGCCTCGACTTCTTGGGCTCGAACGACGGCATCGGCGGCGGGGGCGGGAGCTTCTCTTCGACCTCACGCCACGACGCCTCGCCGCACGCGGGGCACAC